TCATAAAAGTAGCGATCGCTATAAAAGCAGCAAGAAAGTTCATTTTTGTTCTAGTAGTAAATCTTCAACTTTGATACCGTCAATTTCCAAGATTCGGGCGCGGCGAACATCGGGAATTTCCACAAAGCTTACTTCAAAAACTTCCTGCACATCAACACGCTCGTAATAAGAAATATCTTCATAAGAGTTAGGGCATTTAGGCGATCGCAAGTCTCCTGCTGCACATTCACAATTTGGGCATCTCATGTTTTTATAACTGAAGCCCATTGAGTTTTCGCTAAATAACTGGCATTTAATCATGTCAGCTATCCATCCTCGTTCTGGTACGTTAGCGATCGCTACTTCAATGTCACATTCTGCATACCAGTAACCTTCTTTGTCTACTACGGCTTTTTCCTCTGGTGACAAATCCTTGGGAATTTCCCCCTTAACAGCATTGGCGCTAACTACAATTCCCCACCGATTTGCAACACTTCCCCAGGCGTGATCGAGTGTTCCACGATGACCAACTATTAGTGAAGGCATTTTTTGAATTTCTGCCGCAGACCATCGCGCACGATTCCGCGAGATCAAATTATCGGTAAACAAGACTTTGACACGCATATTTTTTATTTGGTAGTAGAATCAATCATAAAGTTACTGCACAAATTTCGCACAAATGACTAAGCAATTGATACCTAGACCAGTTCGTGCGATCGCTTCAGAATTTCCGCCTGTGACTGGTACAGGTGCGGTTACTGAGCAAAGCGCGATCGAAGCAGCAAAAAATAAGGAAGTTATTTCAACTGCGACGGCGGAACCTGAGCAAGTTCTACCAGAACAAAAAGATCCGATTGTGACTCTATCTGCATCTCAGTTAGAGACAATACTCAAAACTGCGATCGCCACGGCAACTGATGATGTAACCAAGAAAGTTGAGGGAAAGCTTGAAACTAATATCAAGACTTTGCAAACTGAACTTGATAAAGCTAAGTCTGATTTGGCGGATGCTCAAAATCAGAAAGCCGCCATAGCTAATGTTTTTACTGCTCTTGGCCATTCTCATCCAGTATCCGATAAATCTGGTGTGTCTATGCCAGGCGTTAATACATTGCTAGCAAGCGATCGCGATCGGGAAACTGGACTATTTAAAGATTTTGTTGAATGCGTGGCAAAAGCAGACAGTAAAATGTATACCAATCAATTGCGCGGTATTCAATATTTGCAACGAGATACTTCAACAATTGATAGCTTTTTTTTGAAACATAAAGCCGATCTTCGTCAAGAGATGGAGGTGATGGTTAAGAAGCATGGCTTTTTACGCGGCTTAACCGACAAGGCGGCGGCGACTGCTAGAACTGACATTTTGCCTGCGTTGCTTGATTACCTAAGTGCGTTCATGAGAACTACCCATAGTGGTACTTATGTTTTTTGGCAATTTGCTTTTAAGAATCTGGAATTAGGCAAAGGACCAGGTGACACAATTCAAGTTCCTCGCGATCGCGATATTCCTCCCGCGTCTGATGTTTCAACCAACTTGATGCCTCTTGCTGGTCCTGGAGCAACTCGCCAAGAATATGTTGTTGATTCGGTAACTTTGACTTTGCAGAGAAGAGGCTTAACTGTTCCTGTTTCGATTCCGCAGTTCCTCTCGGCATATTCAATGATTCCTTTGGAAAATCGAGTCATGAAGAAATTGGGTAAGCATCAAGAAGCCGATCTTGATTTGTGTATCAGGACTCGTTTGTTAGCCACTACTAGGATTGTTTACAACGACAATGGCTCGGTAACTACAACTGCTTTAGATGTTAATGCGGGTGACAATGGAGCGCTTTCGGAGTCTTTCTTGAATGCTCTTTATGCATACATGACTGGTGCTCTGAATATTGATACTGACGCAATGGGCTCCCTTATTTTAGTTGGCAATCCTTTGAGCCTAGTACCTCTAGTCAATTCGCTGACCTCCAACAATCGCAATACTGAGAAAATGTCGGTTGAGTACTTAACCGAAATGTTGACTCAAGTTACTAACGGAGATATGCCCACTGTGTCGGGCTATATGCTTACCGCTTGCGGATTCCACTTGTTTCAATCTACTGCTTTTGCTGGCGGTGCGTCTGGTACTGAAGGCGTGTTTACTACGACTTTTGGCGACGGCGCTAAAACTACTAGAGCTTGTATTGCAATGGGATTTTATGCTGTTGCTAATGCGACTGGCATGGAACCTGAAATGCGCCGAGCGACTGAGGACAATTTTCAAATGGTTGACGATTGGATTTGGACAGCAGATCGGATCGTCGGCGATCTTGATGTTGATCCCGCGATTGACCCAGAGCAACAGCTTCGAGTTGTTGAAGTTCGCGTTACTGATGCACCCTTTTAATCATGATTAAAAACAGTCAGGGCATTTTAATTTGTGAAACCTGTGGCGAAAAGATTTGCACTAACTTAGGAGGCGATCGCATTTGTCCAGAATTGCAAAAAGTAGGTCATTGCCCTGATTTAAATTTGACCTATCCTAAGCCCGAAAAATCAAAGTCTACTAGAACAGGAAAGGAAACTAAAAGCTATGACCACAAATGATCAGATTGCCGCATTAGCTGCATTGGAGAGAGCAAAGCTTGCTTTCGCTCCTGACTATATTCCTCATGGGGGTAGTTCGTTTTGGGGGCAAACTAGAGCGCCGCTTGTTTTCTCCCCAAACTTATTTTTTGAGTATCTTGAAGACTTTATCCGCCCACAAGGATCGAGCGTTGCAACCACATTACAACCATTCGGATGGCGATACACTGGCGACGGTAACGGTAACGTTACGTCTGTAGACGGTGCTGGTGGTAGACTCCAAATTGCTTGCACGGCAACTGCAAACGATGAACAGTATTTAAGCTTGGATGGTTTCACAACTGGCGGTAATGACTTTTTTAATATCACGGCAAACTCTGGTAAAGCATTGTGGGCTGAGTTTAAAGTCCGCGCTTCAAGCACGGTTAACGGCGCGTACTTTGTGGGTTTTTCAACTCATGCTGCTAACGCCGCCAACTTTATGGCAGACACTACAACTGAATTTGCAGACGTTGGGTTATTTGGTTTTACGATTGACCACGATGCGCCGACTCAATGGATTTGGACTCATAAAGCCAGTGGTCAAACTGTTCAGGAATCCACTCAAGTTGTCGCAAACGACGGAACTAACGACGTGCGTTTACAGCTTCATTTTGATGGCGGTACGACTTTAAGAGTTTTTGCCAATGACGTTAAATTTGCCTCTGAATATAGCGTCAACGTTGCTACTTTTCCTACAGGTGTAGCGATGCTTCCATTTTTTGGAATTAAAAACCCAGGTGCTGCGGCTCGTAACTTGCAAGTTGACTATTTAAGAATTATCCAAGGTCGTTAAATGACTACTGCGATCGACTCATTAAGAGGTATTCTCAATGGTTTTCGCGACTTGAACTCTAAAGGAATTTACACAATGAATGCCACAGAAACGGATTTATTAAGGCAGATTCTAATAGAAGTTCAAGCGCTTTCGCTTGGCGGTATTCCTGCGGATAATTCTGTAACAACTGCCAAGATTGTTGACGATAATGTTACCAAAGCAAAATTATCCTCGGCATTCAAACAATCGCTTTTTAACCAAAATTTATTTAAGAACCCTGCTTTTTCGGTAATTCAAGGTGCTGCTAGCGGAACTATATCTAATTCTCTTGCAGTTCCAACTGCATCGCTTGGGTACGCTGGCGAAACAGAATGGATTACGGCTGCTAGCGGTGGTACTCCTGCTTACGCTTTTAGCGCTGTTGATCAGAGTGCAACTTTTACGGGTGCGTCAGGAGTTACAGCTATTCACTTTGCTCAAAGGTTAGAGAGCCGCGATGCCAATTTAATTAAAAATAAAACTGTAACTTTTAGCTGCGAGGTTTCTAATTCATTATTAACTTCGGTAATTTGGGAAGTATTTCGCCCAACTACTAGCGACGATGTACACGGTACTATCGCCACTCCAACCCAAACACTGATTGCTAGCGGTACATTTACCGTAACATCTACGCTTACGCGATACAGCGCTACTTTTGCTTTACCTGATTTAGCATCTAGAGGTTTAGAGGTAAGACTTCGCGTAGGGGCGCAAACGTCTGGAACTTGGGTTATAGCCCGTCCTCAATTAGAAGAAGGTAGTATTGCTACAACCTTTAATTGCGGCAACTTTTCAGAAGAGTCTTTTAGATGTAGGCGATATTATCTCTCTACCAACATGCTTGTTGGTGCTATCGCATTTCAAGTATCGACTTACACATTCCCATCGCCGATGTTTGCTACGCCTGTACGTACAGGTGGCGGGGCTGGTTACGCAGTGCAACTCTTGGACTATTTTGGTATTTCTCATGCTCAAACTACTCAAGCGACTCAAGCGATGACCTTTAGCGCACATATACCATAGGTGTAAAATGTATAAGTTAACCAAAGATCCAAATGCGATTATCCGCTCATTTGATGGTGCGGTAATTCCTAGCGCTAAAAATGGTGACTGGCAGTTATACGAGGAATGGCTAGATGATGGCAATACTCCAGAGCCTGCTGATATTTTGCCTATTGCAATACGTTTAATTGATGCCCGTAGATTAAGACTGGCTTTGTTCCAGTTGGACTTATTGGATAAAGTTGAGTCAGCGATCGCAACTTTAGGCAGGTCGGCACAAATTGATTGGGAATACGCGACAGAAATTAAAGAAGATTATCCGCTAGTTTTGGCTTTAGCAAATAGCTTGGGGCTAGATACTGATGCGATATTCACGCTAGCAATTTCATTAGATTAATGTGGGAATACAGCAAAGAGTAGATCGCAAGCTCAAAGAGATAGATGAGCTATTTGATGAAGATGAAATAGAATTGCCTCCTATTGCATGGCAACCATACAAAGGCAAACCGCAGGAATTGGCATATTATTCTCCTGCCGACGATTTGCTATATGGTGGGGAACCAGGCGGGGGTAAATCAGATTTAATTGCAGGTTTAGCATTGACGGCACATAGGCGATCGCTAATTCTTAGAAGAGAGGCATCGCAGCTAAATGAAATGATTGCTCGGATCGAAGGTGAGTTACTTGATAATCAATATCGATTTCACGGCAAAACCAACATTCTTAAATATGGCGATCGCTGGGTAGAGAAAGGCGGTTGTAAGTTAGAAAAGGAAAAAGTTAAATACAAGGGCCGAGCGCACGATCTAAAAGCATTTGACGAATTGTCAGAATTTCCTAAGTCAATCTATGACTATGTAAAAACTTGGAATCGCACAAGTGTAGTCGGTCAACGATGCCGAACTGTGGCTACAACTAACCCGCCAGATACTCAAGAAGGACAGTGGATTCTTAGCAGTTGGGCTCCTTGGTTAGATAAACGGCATTCAAATCCAGCGCAAAGCGGTGAAATTCGTTGGTACTTAGGAGATAAAGAAGTTGATGCGGGTACACCTGATGCAAGGTCAAGGACGTTTATTTATTCCAGTATTGACGACAATCCGATCCTGTTGCTGACTGGCTATAAAAGCACACTCAACTCACTGCCCGAAGAACTTCGTCGCACCATGCTTGAAGGCTTCACATCGGGAATGCAAGATACGCCGTATCAAGTTATCCCAACTTCTTGGGTGCAAGACGCAATTAACAGGGGGAAACTACTAGAACCAAAAACTCTACTAGAGCCAATTGACGCGATCGCCTGTGACCCTAGCCGTGGTGGTAAAGATGCCTGTGCGATCGCAATTCGGCGGGGGGTAAATATTCTCACTAAGGAATATCCAGCCATCAAAGCTCAAGACGGTATGCAAGTAGTTCAATACATCATCAACGCAATGCAAGGGCAAAAGTGTATTATCCAAATAGATATTGGTGGGATTGGTGCTAGTCCTGTAGATATTGCCAAGCTGCAAGGATTGGAGCCGATCGCTATGGATGCGGGCAAGAAATCATTTAAACGCGATCGCAGTGCTAAGTTATCATTTGCCAACAAAAGGGCTGAGTGGTGGTGGAAATTTCGAGAAGCACTTGACCCGAACTACAACCCACAAATAACTTTGCCTGATGATCCGAGAATTATTGCCGAACTGACTGCGCCCCGTTGGTCGCTGACAATGCGGGGAATATTGATCGAGTCAAAGGATGAGATTAAAAAACGACTTGGGCGATCGACTAACTTGGCGGATGCGATCGTCATGGTGAGCGATGTTCCAAGCTTGTATACAAGCTCGTTTATTTAAGTTGTTTATATCTGTATGTATATTGCAATACTTACAGCACCTAATCTCCACCCTGCCTCTGTAAATCGTTCGCTTCCTATTTTGTACCAGTAAGCTTTCTCGCCAGATAGTGCAGTGCCCGCTTCTCCATCTACAGTTAGTTTTTGGAATGGTCTTCTTATTATTTTTCCAAGCGCTCCTCCGCTTTGGAACACGCCGAAATTGTCTAGGAATGTACCTCTGATTTCTACGTAGTATTGACCCCTATCTGCCATCATGTGCTTGCATGGGTTAAATGGACCTGCGTTAGATCCTTTCCAGTCGCGCCCCCCGTCATCTTGAGTAAAGTCTGGGCAAGTACAACTTATAGCTTTGTCTTTGATAACTTTTACCGTGTAGCCATTGACGTTATATTCTGTCTCGCTTATTGCAAAGGCTTTTAATGAGCGCGATCGCTCGTATCTTCTTGCATAACTTGTATATTTTTCGGTTGCAAAAGCGCCTTTAGGATGAACTGATCGCTTCTTCCTGTTTGGATCTGGTCGCCAATTTTTACGAGCTTCTCTAGCAGCTTTGCGCCTTGCAGCAGTGTCGCGCTGACGTTGAATAGCTCTAGCCATTTGAGCCGCCCTTTTGCCAGCTTGCCTCAATGCTTGCCGTTGTCTTGTTGCAGTCCGTTTCGCCTCACGTTTTGCAGCCCTTTCGCTGGCAACTCGCTCACGTTTTGCCACTCTGTCAAGATGTCTCTGCGCGTCCGAGCCAACATTAATGATTATGCTGCCATCTTTAGAACGTCTAGCCACGAGGTTTATATTTTCCTAGCGGTGCTAGGAAAACCCCCAGATAACTATTTGATGTTACATAGGCTTGGAACCCGACTGCGTCAGTAATATTTGCCTTACCGATCGCAATAGGTTGCTCCATATAAGAAACAATTCGCCCACAAATTGCCCTGATGTTATTGGCTTCTTGACTCGTATCTGTACTGAAATCAAAGCCCGATGTATAGGTAATTTTTGCTTGCATAGGCGATCGCCTTGCGCCTAGCATTCCCCAATTGTTTGAATAGTTGATATTGACTTGATTAATCTCAGTATCCACAGAATACTCATTACTTGTTAGTAACTGCCATTCACTACTAGAACTACCGAAATTATCAACTTCGCGACGTACTGAAATTGATGAAACCGCAATAACAGGCGATCGTTTAATTAGGGCAATTCCTGACGCTGGGTATAGGTCAACAATATCTGTAAACGACTGTAATTCCAACGGACGATCTGCGCCATAAGTTGATTCACACATTGCTTGAGCGATAATCAGTAAACCGTCCAAGGTTGTGCTAGTTGCTACGACTTCAGAAAAATATTTAGACTTATCGGAACTGGTTAAAATTGCCATGAATATATTTCAAAAGTTTTATAAAACTATTTTCGGCGATCGCCCCAAGTTTGAGGGAAACTCGCGCCCGTCATTAGGTAATAACAATTTTATCTCGCTATTACAACGTCGCGACGATCCAGATTTAGACGAGATTCCTTTTCGTGATAGTCGTCGGGCTAGGGAATTAATGAATTTTGTTGACCATAATCCAGAAGTCGATACTGCTCAAGAAATATTTAGCGATTACACTCTAGGCTCGGAGGCAGGGGATGAGCGTGGCTTTGCGATCGTTGAAAATGAATTTAACCGATTCCCTCAAACCGTGAAAATAGCGCAAGAACTTCAAAAGCGTGTGCTGTCTGGGGTTGACTTTCAAATTGCTGTAGACCGTTTCATGCGGTATGGCGACTGCTTTGGGAATATTGCCATTGATTTCAATAACATGCGGATTAGTGGCTTACAGTTTCTTCCAACGTGGCAAACTTTCCGAGTTGAAGCAGGGGACTTACCCGAATATCAAAAGCTTGTACAGGATGGCCAAGTTACTTCAGGTCAACTGATTAGATTTGAGCAGTATCGAAAAATCAGCGATCCAGATCCGATTAAGCTACATCCGATTACTGTTGTTCATTGGCGCTATCGGCAAAAGAATAAATACGGGCGATCGCATTATCGGGTAGCAGTTGCCGACGGGCAAAGACTAGAACGGGCGATCGAGGTTCTTGAAGCTGTCAGCGCCGAAATAGGTTACAACCCAGTAACTCACTTTATGCCTGAAGGAACAGATGAAGCATACAAGCAACAATATAAAACTGAGTATGAGGCAAGGTTAAAAGAAGGGCCCGTTACGCATATGTTTTTGATGGCTGGGGCTTCGGTTGGGCGTGTTGGTCAATTACCTGCCAACGAGACATCGTTACGGGATAACGTTGAACTGTGGCGATCGCGGATTGGGATGATCAGCAGGATCCCACCGTGGCTTCTGGGTGAGCGTCGGGGACTGCGAGATTTGGGCGCACAACCAGCATTAAGTTTTAGCATTGCTGTTGGCTCGGTGCGTATATGTTTTGCCAAGGGAATAAAGCAAATTATTAATACCGAACTAGCGTTAAAAGGTATTCCACAAAACCAATGGCATTACGACATTTTGTTCCCTAAGATTTACACAAATCCTTTTGCTGAGCAGGACGCAAACTTAGAAGGGATAGAAGACACGGACGGAAAATCAAGCCTAGGGTTTAACCAATTCCTACAAAGCATTAACAAGTCATCTGTTATTTATTCAGGTGAGATTTGATGAAAGCAAGATATATAAACGAATATTTATTTATTGCCAAATTTGGTAAACTTTTTAATCTAATTTAGTCAATGATTATTAGCTTATTCATAGACATTTATTTATTAATAGGTTTGGTTATTTCTGATCGAAAATCATATCGACGGGTCTGTGCGAGAATTTTGGAGAAACACAAAAGCCTATAATTTTCCCGAAGGGGAGCTACAACGCAGCAGATAGCGATCGCGTAAGAGATAACGCATAAACGTAAGCTACAAGTTATTCTCGGCGCGATCGCCTATATTCTCTACTAGAACTTAAAAAAGCGTAGTTTGTTGGACTGGCGATAAAAGCTTTTCAAGTTCGCGATCGACTTCACGTTCTATAAACTTGCATTGGTCAAGGGTTGACCGACTGCGATCGCGAAAGTATTCCTTTTGTAGCGATCGCATTTTTGCGACGAGAGAGGTAAATTCTTGATGTGTCATTATTTTTCAGAATGGGATTTCGTCAGTCGTTCCTTCCAGTTCGTTATCAATCCGCGACTTGGCTACTGCAAAATCGTGAGAGTAGGTAATGAATTGAAGTCTATTAAGGCAGTCAAGGACTCTAACCGCCCATCCTGTATCCGTTTCGTACAACTCAAGTCGATAGCCTCTGTAGAATTCCGTAGTCAATGCACTGCCTATAAGAATTGGATTACTCATGATTTCACCTGCAACTTTTTAATCTCGCGCTCAATTTTCCTCAACTCTTGCCCTGCTTTATGCTGGGCGATCGCAGATAGATGTTCGTCACTATTTTCTTTACCGATATAGCGAGACTTGTTACCACCTAACCACTCATGATTTTTGGCAGATTTCCAAACAACTTGGCGAAAATCTTTTTTATAGACTTGCCCAACTGATAGCCAAACGCCTTGGGGGCTTGCTCCAGAATTGATTAGGCGATCGCGTTGTTCTAGTAGAAACTGCAATTTTGCATCGATGCTATTTGCTGAAAACTCGGTCAAGATAGAGGACTCGTTTGATGACAACTGATGCGCAGTTGAGATCGATTGTTCGCCCGAATAGCCGTCTTGCATCGTTTCTGTTGGCGATTCCTTTGGGTTGGAACATATCGACTTTGCCCAATTCGGGGGGAATCCGAATAGCACGCTCATCCCCTCGGCGCTCAAAGCTTGGGTATCGGCTCGAAAACCTCTGTCTTTTAATGCTTTCTCCAATCTGGTCTGACCAGCATTCCGTCCCGATCCTTGCCCTGTTGTTAGCGTAGGCAATGACAAACAATCTTTCTCTTTTTTGGGGGCTTCCAAAGAAAGCAGCCTGTAAGATTTGTGGATCGTCCCAACTATATCCAGCCATTCGGAGTCCGCCAAGTATTGCTCGTAGTCCGTTATTAAGGACTGAGGCGGGATTTTCAATGACAACAAATCTGGGCTGCCCTTCATTGATGCATCTAAGGAACTCAAACCACAAGGCGGATTCTGGGTGATTGAGTCCTTGCTTGTTTCCAGCGTTGGAAGTTCCAGTACAGGGGAATCCTCCTGTATAGAGATCGACTCCTTTGGGTGGGTGATATTCTCGGATGTCGGAATAGATGCTAGGCTCTGGGAAGTTGTCGCGGTAGACTTGTTGCGCCGCTTTGTCGATGTCGCAATAGGCGACGGTGCTGATTTTACCTGTACGTTTACAGGCTTCGGAGAAAGCTCCAATTCCTCCGAAGAGATCGAGATGTGTAATGGGCATAGTTTTATAAAGTTAGGATCTTTGAGTTCTTCGAGGTTGTAGGACTTGATTGATTCATCTGACTTAGCGGTTATGCATCTAGGATTTATGGAAGTAATTACACCAATAAACTCATCTTTGTCTTTGATGCGATCGCCTATTTTTATTAGGTCTGGAACACATACAACATTTGGCTGTTCTCCTGTGTAAACACAGGCATATTTTTTATATTCGTGCTTATAAACAGATGGATAGAAATTGTCGATTTGACCAGCTATCATTACTGTTTGCTCGCAGAATGACATTGTTATTGATTTGCCATACACCCAATCGCCTATTTGAAACTCTGGAATTATGGAAGGTTGAACAAGTCGCGGATCTTTGCCATGTCCAGCAAGTGCAATCATGCTACAACCTCCAAGGTGCTAATACCGCAGGGGAATTTAACTAATGAATTTTGAAGTTCAAGCTCAACAGTTGCCATTGTCACTACGCCAATTTGATACAAATTGATAACTTTGGCTGTCTTACCTTTGAAGAACAGGTCGGATTTGACAATGCAACCTTCAGCTATTGGTTTGCTTTCTAGCTCAAGAGAATCTAGAAATACAGATCTAGCTTTGGATTCGCCATCAAATAGAACTTGAGCTAGTTCATCTTCAATAGAAGCGATCGCGCCATGCAGATCTCCAGCGATAATTCTAGAACCGACTTGGAATTGAGAGAGTGCTAATTCTTTGAGTTCTAGTAGAGAATTTAAAGCTTTTTCAACTTTTGGATCGATTGGGATAATTGCTTTAGGCAATTCACTAGAACTTTGAGCGGGAAGTGAGAAGATATCAAGCTGTGTCATTTTTTATCCTCAATGATTCGCGGATTTCAGCGATCGCTTTTTGAACTTCAGGAGAATTTGGATCTGCTACCTCGACTTTTTCAGGTGTAAACGTCCTATACATGGAGCAGGGTTGAGTCAGTGTTGCTTTATATTTGGCTTCCCAGTCTTGCCAATTTTCGGGAGTAAATCGGGAAAAGTAGGCAGTGCGATCGCGGGGTGAAAACTTCAGAGATTTCAAAATAAAATCTTCAACGCGGCCGCGGAAAAGATCGGCATCAACGGGAGTTGCGCTATCTGTAGGCATGTTTGCTAATCCATCGTTTTGATCGGGGCTAGAATCGTCAATTTTTTGAGTTGTCGATTTTGTTGGCGGTAAATTATCAGCGCAAAGCGCTGCTTCTGTGTTTTCAAAATTTAAAAAATCGTCCTGATCAGATCGATCTAAAAGATCTAATTGATCTAAAGAGATCTTAGGCGTTTCAGAATCCTTGCTAGGAGCGACTTTTGAGCCGTGATTTTCGCAATTTTGAGAAAGTTGTCTCATTTTTGAGACAGTTTTCTCAAAATTGAGACTGGTTTCGCAATTTTGAGACTCGCAATTTTGAGAAAGTTGTCTCATTTCTGAGACAGTTTTCTCATTTTTGAGACTGTGTGCGCCCTGTAAATTTCGGACATTAAAGCCTTTATCTTGAAAATCAAAGATTTCATTATCTTGAAACTTGGCGATCGCTCGGTAATATGTGGCCTTGGAAACTTTGCATTTTTCCATGACTTCCAAAGTTTCAACTTCGTGATAGCGATTGCCCCAGGGATCGACTTCGACGAGGTAGCTCCAGATGGCCCACTCTGACGATGTCAGTTTCGCGTTCCTGAGCTTCTGGGCGGTGCTTGCTACTAGTGGGTAGAAGTCTTTAGGAAGTTTGTTTTTCATTAATTGCCTCACAAGTCTTTGAACAAGATTGCTTAGTAGTCCAACCGCAATCACAGAGCTTAGAATTAGCGATCGCTTGCTCGATCAGAATTGGTTTTCTGTCAACACCAAGCACTTCTGGGAACCACAAAATTGATGCTTCAAATTGCTCGGCTTTTGATTCCAAATTGAATTGAAACCTTTGCTCGAATCCTTTTGCTTTTTCGGTTTGTTCAACACAAATACCGCCTAGTACTCCCGCCATTTGCGAGATCTCTACACTGCAATGCGTTGAAAGTGTATAAACTTCAAACATAAGTTTCTCCTGACAGAATTTTTTTACGTGACATGATTTCCATTTCGCAATTTGTAGCAATTAATAACTCGTTAAAGCTCAAAAGTGTAGGCTTGTAAGAGCCGTCAAACCACGCTCTCACTTTACTGTTTTTAGATCTGTGCTTGTATCCGTTTTTTTGCTCATAAGCGTTACAGAGCCTAGCTTCCCACTCGTCGCCCCAAAGTTCAATTGCTTGATCTTTTATTGCTTCGAGTTGTTTGTCTATAGCTTTTTGTGCTGCCGATTTTTTCTCTATAGTTGGCATAAAAGTAAAGTATAGTTGTGTAAGAAAAATTATACACAAGGTTTGGTTATTTCTGATCGAAAACTATATCGACCTGTG